ATTAGATTAGGCGGTGGTGCAGCAAATAATGAAACATATCAGATACAACAAGGTATAGATGGCGTGTCTAATGGTGGCTTTGCTATTAGAAATATTACAAACGGTTCTAATCCATTTGTAATTCAATATAGTACAGAAAATGTAGGAATTAATACAACTTCGCCTAGTCACAAACTTCACGTTGTTGGAGACCAATTAATATTTGGTGATTTACTTTTGGAAGGTTCAGCAAATAGCTTTAGAACTATATCAATGAATACAAGTGATGGCTCTGATAATCAAACATTAAGTTTATGTGGTGGTGCGACATCAAGTTCAGCAAGGGGTGGTCGTGTTGATATACTAGGTAATGAGGTTAGTAGTACAGGTGGAACTGTTAAACTCATAGCTGGTAATGTTTCAACTGGTGATATAGATTTCTTTACTGCTAACACGCAGAGAATGATTATAAATAACGCTGGAAATGTTGGCATTGGAACAACTTCGCCTTCTGATTTACTTAGCTTAGTAAAAACATCAGGAGATTGTGTTATAGGGTTAACTGGTAATTCTAGTGGAGACCCTGAAATACATATGGATAGTGGTAATAACAGGTCTGGTAATATTAAATATGGAGATGGTAGTACCGTAGCAATGTTTAGATACCAACATAGTGACGTTGCGTTTAAATTTTATGCTCATAATCAAACAGATGTTGATTTTCAAATTGGAGAAAATACTTCATTTTTTGCAACAAGTAACGTAGGAATTGGAACTACATCGCCTAGTGTAGAATTGCACATTAACGATGCATCTGGTAATAGTGCGATTAGATTAAGTGGGGGTGCAGGAAGTAATGAAACATATCAGATACAACAAGGTATAGATGGCGTGTCTAATGGTGGTTTTGCTATTAGAAATGTTACAAACGGTTCTAATCCATTTGTAATTAAACATAGTACAGAAAATGTAGGAATTGGAAATACTTCGCCAGGTTTAAAATTAGATGTTACTGGAGACATAAGAGCATCAGCGGATGTAATAGCTTTTTCAGACAGAAAAATAAAGAAAAACATCAAGACATTAGATGGTAAAAAGGTTTATGATATGCGAGGTGTTAGCTTTACTAGAATTGATACTAACAAAGAAAGTAGCGGTGTTATAGCTCAAGAGATACAAAAGATAGCACCTGAACTTGTAAACGAAACAGGTGATACATTAGGCGTTGCTTATGGCAACTTAACAGGTTATTTGATAGAAGCAATAAAAGATTTAAAACAAGAAATAGAAGAACTAAAAAAACAAATTAAGTAATGGGAGTACCTACAAGTGGCACCATTGAGATGTTGAAACTAGCTAGAGAAAGAAAAGGCAATGGTTATACTTCAAATGCAACAATAACAAGCCCTATACATTTATCAGATTTATCAAGATTGAGTGGTGGTAATGCAAGCGGTTCAGGTAATAGCTACCCAGCTATAAATCAACTGAATCCAGCAGATAGTAAACCAGATGGTTCAAATCCACAAGCAATGAGTGAGTTTAGAGGTTACGAGCAAAATGTTACATTAACAAGTTTTGATTTTATTTTTAGTAGCACAAGTTCAAATGATGCTTGTTTAGCTGGTTTTCCATTAGGGCCTTTTTTCCATAACGACACAAATAACTTATTCCCTGATGATTTAACAGGTGTTTACACAGCTTATCAAAATTCATCTGGCACTTTGGTTGCATCAAGTGGGTTCTATCAAATTTTTCAAAGTGGTGGTTTCTCATCAACTGGTAAATTCATACAAGTTGGCAGTAATGGTGCTATAATTGGTGGTGGTAATTGTTAAATAATTTATTAAATTTGTAAAAAAAAATTATGGCTAATACATACGACTGGCATATAAATCAACTAGATGCTAAAATAAAACAAGATGGCAAAGACAATGTTATTTATACAGTGCATTGGACATATACCGCTAAAGATAAATCTAAACCAGATGAATACATGGCATCTTCAATTGGCACACATGGAGTTCAATATGTTGAAGGTGAAGATTTTATTGAGTATAAAGATTTGAAAAAATCAGATGTAGTTGGATGGTTAGAAGCTGGAATAGATGTTGATTCTATGAAATCAAATTTAGATAATCAAATAGCTTTACAAAAAAATCCTGTTGATGAATATTTACATCCAGATTGGGAATAAAAATTAATTAAATAAATTATGGCAAAATTAGAGGAAAAGGAGTTACAAGAACTTCAACAAGCAATAGCAAAACCAAATCAAATAGCTAATGAAATAGGTATGCGAGTTATAGCATATAAAGGAATAGATAAATTAGTTGATGATTGGCACAAAGCTGAAAGCGACAAACAAAACAAAATGAAAGAAATCGAAGATGAACATGGCAAAGTTAGTTTGGATATAGCAACAGGCGAGATTAATAAAATAGAGGATGAGTAATGCCTGTTGTAAATGCATCTAGTTTTCTTTTACTAAAAGACACTGATGTTATAGGGCATTCTAATAACACTTCTATTTCACTTCAACTAGATTTACCTGAAACAACAACCAAAGATAGTGGTGGTTTTGCAGAGTATTTAGCATGTATTCGTAGTGGTTCAATAACCGCTAGTGGTTTTACAGCATATAATGATACACTAAACTTTGATGAATTTGCTAGTTTAGTTATCACAAAATCAAAACAAACATTTTTTTTTAAAGAACCTAGTAATCCAAAACTAATATATAGAGGTGAGGGTTTTGTATCATCAGCTAACGAAACAGCAAATCATGAATCAATCACAGAGTTCGATATTGAAATAACTTTAACAGATGTTATTACAGTTAGTGGGGACCAAAGGACATGGGAAAATGTGTTTGAACAATGGGAAGCACTTGCCGAGCAATGGCAAAATATATAAATAATTTATTTTGTATATTTACAAAAAATTAAAAATTTATAATTATGCCTACAACTGGAGTATTTAATGGAACTAATTTAATATTAAAAGTAATTAATGATGGCGGTAGCCCAGTGGCAACTGGTCATACAACAAGTGCAACATTATCACTTAGTGCTGACATGCCTGAAGCAACATCAAAAGATTCAAGTGGATTTCAAGAAGTAATTGCTGGTGTTATGTCAGGTGAGATTACTTTTGAAGGTCTAGTTGCATATGATGATAGTGCTGGTGCTGATGAAATAACAACCTATCTACTTGGTAGAACTAAAGTTGATTGGACTTTTTCAACAGCTACAACTGGTGATACTTTATATAGTGGTGAGGGTTTTATCTCTAGCTGTGAAGTGTCTGCTGAGATGGAATCACCTGTTACATATTCAGGTACTATCACAACAACTGGTGCAATTACACAGGGAAGTGTATCTTAGTAATTAAATTTAAATTAAATAATTCAGGGACATTGATTATCTTTGTCCCTAAATTTATATAATATGGCAAACAAGAAAAGGGGTTACTACTCATTGTCCATGGGTGGGAAAAAAAGGACCATGCATTTTAGCATGAATTTTTGGGCAAATTTCACTGACATTTTAGATATTTCATTAGAACAATTGGGTGATTTATTCCAAGGTGGTGTGTCAATAAAAACAATTAGAACATTAGTTTATTCAGCTTTATTGGCATATGACCAAGAGGAAGGCAATGATGTCGATTACAATGAATATAAAGTAGGAATGTGGTTAGAAGATTTTGATAGTGAAGAACTAAACAATGTTGTAAATGCAATGATGGAATCTAGAATTTTAGGTAATGACCTAAATGCTGGACTAAATCGTAATGTAAAAAAAACAACTAAAAAGGGAAAGTAACAAGCCAACTTGATTGGAACACTCTACTTGATTTCTACATTGGTCAGGTTGGCATAAATCCAAATGATTTTTGGTGCTTTACATGGAAGGAAGTACATTTATTGGGCGAATCTTATTTAATAAAACAAAATCTAGAGTGGGAACGAACTAGATTTTTAAGCACAATGGTTTACAATGTCAATTGTCAAAAGAGGTCTCAAATGATTGTGCCTGATAAATTATTTTCATTACCACAAGACACATATCTAGAAAGAGGTAAACCAAAATCAACAAAAGAAGAATACGAAGAATTTTTAAAAAGGATTGAAAAAACTAAATTCAAATCTATAAGTTAATATTTAGTATTTTTGTAAAAATAATTCTACATGGCCGAACAAAAGTTAAGATATATAATTACAGGTGATTCGACAGCATTAACAGGTGCATTAAATAGAGCAAGTACAAGAGTACAAGCATTTGGGCAAAGCATTAAAAATATTGGCACAAGATTACAAGGTATGTCCCTAAAATTAGGTATTGCTGGTGGTGTTGCTATAAAAATGGGCGTTGATTTTGATAAGTCAATGACCAAAATTAAATCATTAGTTGGTTTAGCTGGTGATGAGGTTGATGCTATGGCTGGTCAAGTTAGACAAATGGCTAGAGAAACAGGCACAAGTAGTGCTAAAGCGGCGGATGCATTATTCTTTATTACTTCGGCTGGTCTAGAGGGTGATGAAGCATTATCGGTGCTAAATGCATCTTTGAAAGCTAGTGCTGTTGGACTAGGTGAAGTTGCTGGTGTCGCAGATTTAGCCACATCAGCTATGAATGCTTATGCTAGTAGTAATTTAAGTGCAACTGATGCAACTGATATTTTAACAGCCGCAGTTCGTGAAGGAAAATTGAATAGTGAAGAACTTGCTGGTGCTATGGGTCAAGTATTACCAACAGCTAGTGCAATGGGTGTTGAGTTTCATGAGGTTGGTGCGGCCATGGCGGCTATGTCAAGAACAGGTGTTAATGCGGCTCATGGTGCAACACAATTAAACGCTGTGCTATCTGCCCTTTTAAAACCGACTACTGCCGCCGAACAAGGTTTAGCAGAAATGGGTCTTAGTTCTAGCGGTTTAAGACAACAAATTGAAGATGAAGGTTTATTGAGTGTATTAGACACTCTAAAAGGTGCAATAGATGGTAATGCCGAAGCGGCTGGTAAGGTTTTTCCAAATTTAAGAGCATTAAGAGCTATTTTAAATTTAACTGGTGATAATGCTGAATCAGCAACAGAAATTTTTAACAAACTGGCAAAAGCACAAGGTGATACTCAAGTTGCATTTGACAAAACAAGTCAATCTGCATCATTTAGATTAACAAAAGCACTTAACACCGCTAAAGAATCATTTGCCGAAATGGGTGCTGTATTATTAGAAACTCTTTTACCATTATTTCAAAATATAGCTGGTGCAATAACCACATTATTTGATAAGTTTAATAATTTAGATGTCGTTACACAAAGAATTATAACAGGCGTGGGTGTGTTAGTTATTGCATTACCTACATTGTTAAGTTTGTTTGGAACATTGACTACAATAGTTAGTGCATTACTATCACCAATTGGATTAGTTGCAGCGGCTCTTGCTGGTGTTGCCTTTATTATACATAAAAATTGGAATGAAGTTTTACCTGTTTTGGTTGGTATTTTTAATCAATTTGTTGAAATATTTAATGCATCAAAATTGTTAAGAATTGCAATATTTGGTATTGGTTCGGTTTTTAAATCTGTTTTTATTGGCATAAAATTATTAGTTGACCAATTCGTAAACACATTTAAAACAATGTGGAACTTTATTAAAGAATTTTCTGAAAAAGGATTTAAGGGTTCATTCGGTGATGTTTTAAAAGATGGTTTTAATAATTCAGTTGAATTAACAAAAAAAGCTGGTCAGGATATTGCAACAACATTCACAGATGATTTTGCTAGTGCTTTAGACACTAAATTAGAAAAAACTACAGTAGATGCAGTACAAGGAACATTGACATCTGTAAAAGATAAATTTAAAAACTTTTTTACTGATGACATACTTAACATGTTTAGTGGATTTAGTGGTGGGGGTGGCGAAGAAGAAAAAAGTGTTCTAAATAAAGTTGTTGGTGATGAAGAAGATGGTGATAAAGCTGATGAAACTAAAGAAAAAGTTAGTATTTTAAACGAATTATTTAAGGCATTAGGGAATAGTGCAAATGTAGTTGGTGAGGGTATTAAAGGTGCTTTTTTAAGTGCTTTTGATGCAATGATGCAAGGTGAAAATATTTTTAAAGCACTTGGTAGAATGTTATTAGATTTGATAAAAAAATTAGTGGCAGCAGCCGCAGCTGCATTTGTTTTATCATTATTAATGAAAAGTATATTTCCAGGTGCTAGTGCTAATGATGCTAAAGGTGCATTAAAGGGTATGGGTGATTTCAAAAATTTAATGACTTCTTTTAGTGGTTTAAAGTTTGCAAAAGGCGGAATAGTAAGTACACCAACATTAGGTTTGATGGGCGAATACCCAGGTGCTAGAAGCAACCCTGAGGTTATAGCACCATTAGATAGGTTGAAATCCATGATTGGTGATGGCGGTGGCACAAATGTACAGGTTGGTGGTGAATTTACTCTAAGGGGTCAAGACCTAGTAGTTGCATTACAAAGGGCCAATAGAAATAGAGATAGGATAAATTAATGGCATATGGTGTTAAATATAGATTAGAATTTGTTGATGACAATCTTAAAGGTAAAAAAATAGAAATACTTAAGGATGGTTATTCTGGTTCTGTTTTACCGCTTGTGGGTACTAATGACCCTTTACAAATAGAGTGGTCTGGTAATGATGATTTTTACGACCCAATAATCGGTTCAACATGCTCAATAAATTTATATTGCACAGACACAGTTACATATGATGATTTTTATGAATCAGATGAACGAGAGTATAAGATAATTATATACTATAAAGATAGTGGTGGTTCATATCAAATATATTGGCAAGGTTGGCTATTAACCGACCAATTTAAAGAAGCGGTAACAACAAAACCTTTTCCGCTAACCTTAAAAGGTTATGATGGTTTAGGTAGTTTAGCTGGTTTTACCGCACCTATTGATTTAACAACAACAGGTGGTAAAGATTTAATATTTTATATACATAACATACTTTCTAATTTAGATTTAGGACTTGATATTTATATATCAAATGATATACAAAAAAGTGGTGCAAGTGGTTCAGATTTTACAATATATGACCAAGTATTAGTATCACCTGATTCTTTTTTAAAAGATGGTGTAGATTTAAGAGATGCAAAGGATGTTTTGGGTCAAATACTAAAATTTACTAATGCTAGAATTTTCCAAAGTTATGGTAGGTGGTATATAATCAACAATAGTAGTTATAGTGAACAATCGGTTAAAGATAGTTCTGCAACAACCGCTAATGGTGGTTCTATTCCAACAGGTATAAGGGCCGCCGAAACATCTTCTTTACAATCAAATGGCACTGAATCTGTAAAATATGAAATATATAATTCAAGTGGTGTTAGACAATCGGCATCAACTACGAATGTGCTTAGTATTGTGCCAACTAATTTACAACCACTAAATAATAATTTAACAAAAGAATATTTGCGACCACTAAGGCAATTCACAATGGAAGCTAACATGAGTGGTTTTTTCAATACAAATATTATATCTAACCCAGGTTTTGAGCATGGAACAACGAATTGGACATTAACAAATAGTACATTAGTAACAGATTTCATGTTTCAAGGTGATAGATGTGTAAAAACTACAAGTGTGCAAACATCAAATACATCAACAAATGTTGTTTGTCAAAGTAATGGTGTAAGTGTCGGTTCGGCTGACCATATTGCATACAAACTTAAAATTAATGTATATTTTGATTCTACAACTGCTGTCGATAGGGGGTTTAGGTATCAATTAAAATTAACTGGTGAAGGACCTGGTGCTGGCGCACCTCAATATTGGTCCGATACATCTAACAATTGGGTTGGTAGCGACACAAAAAATACTGTTGATGTTGTTACAAATAGAAGATGGAAAAGCTATACTTTTAATGTATCATCATTGCCAGGTGGTGCATGGAGTTTGCAATTGTCTTTATATAGTGCATTCCAAAATACATCCACAAGTGGTTTCACCGCTATGTTCTATGATTCATTAAATCTAGAACGACAATACATTGATGATGATGGGACTAGAACACCATTATTTGAATCTTTTGATTTATTACAAAATTTAAGAAAAAGGACTATTGATGTATCTGGAACTAAAGTATTAGATGGTTTATATTTGACAAACAAATTTTATAGTAGAATAAGTGGTAGCTACTTTAGGTCTAGGGACAAAACTAACTTTCTAAAGAGTATAGAAGAAATTGTAACACAACAGGTAATGAATGATTTTAGAGATTTTGTTGTTAGATATGAGGGTGATTTATATAATAATAGTAATGACCCTATTGCCATGCAAAATAAAGTATGGATTAATTTTGGCTCAGGTGTTTTACAAGAGCCAGTTAGTTGCTATTTAGATAGCATAACTTATAATGTAAAACGAAATTTGTATAGTGTAGTGATGCACATACCAAATCAAAATGATGATGTAACAACATCATTCTTAACAAAATTTTAAAAATTTTTCCTTTCCTGTTTGCTGTGGAAACCCTATTTTTTAATTAAGATGGGGTTTCTTTTTATATAAATATTTTTTTATTTATAAAAATTTTTTATACTTTTACAAGCTAATATTATATTATGGAAGAAGAAATATATTTTAAGTACTATTTCGAAAAAGATTTAAAAAAATTAGGTCTTAAAAGATACACAGTGTGTGAAATGTTGGATTGTACTATGCCTACATTATCAAGTAGGTTGAGTAATCCTGGCACTTTCACTGTAAAAGAAATCAAAAAACTTGCACAAGAGGGTTTTGAAAGTATGCAAAGATTAATTTAAAATTTACAATTATTTATGAAAATTTATCAAAAACTATTTAAGTTGCAGCAAGAGATTGGTGCAATTCCAAAGGAAAATAAAAATTCATTTTTTCCAAATCACACTTATTTTGACATTAACGAATTGATTGGAAAATTAGTTCCTATATTATCAAAGTATAAACTATTGTTATTACAACCAATAGTCAAGAATGAAGTGTATGCAATAATACAAGACACCGAATCTGAAGGTAGAATTGTTAGTAGCATACCTTTGCCTGAAATTCAAGACCCACAAAAAATAGGTGGTGCGATTACTTATTATCGTAGATATGCTTTAGTGTCTTTATTAGGATTACAAGCTGAAGATGATGATGGTAATACAGCATCAGGCAAAACAAGAAAAAAAGTAAATCAATATCAAAATCAATTATAATTATGGCACAATATACACATGAACCTGGATGGTTCACACTATTTCCGAATCAATATAAAGAGGAAGGTTCTAAGCAACCTGACTATAAAGGCAAAGGCAAATTAGAAGATGGCACAGATGCAGAAATAGCTGGTTGGAGAAAACAAGATAAAAATAATAACACATTTTTAAATCTTAGAATCCAAAAACCATATCCCAAAAATGATGCACAAGCAACAGCTGGTGATTCATTGAAAGCTGATGAACTAGAGTTCTAAGCAGCAAATTTGGAAGGAAGGGCAGCCATTTGGTTGCCTTTTTTTTTGGTTTTTAGTTAAATGATAAAATCGATTCTAAGCTATCTAGGGTGCGATTTAAGCAACTTTAAGTGTTCTAGAATATACTAGCATCAAAATTCTTAGAAAGTCCATTAGAATAAAATTCCCCCTGTAAATATTTTTTATTATTTAAAATATTTTTTTTATTAGAAAATTTTTTATATATTAGATGTAAATAAAATATATCGTTATGGAAAATACAATTACTTATACACCTGAAGAATTGATGGTGTTTACACAATTATATACAAGCAACTTTGCCGCATCTTGCATTACAACTTATGAAATCAATAATAATATTGTTTTTAGTTATAAAGATTTTGCTGGTAAAAATTTTGCTGAAAAACTAGATGCATTTAACAAAACAATAAAAAAATGAAAAGCACTATACAATACATTATACAAAATAAAAAAGGTTTGAATTTAAATCACAAAAGAAATTGGGTTCAAACAGAAAAAAACATCAAAACATTTGATACAATCAATCAGGCAGAACAAGAATTGAAAACTCTTAGAACTGGACACATAGTTGCAGAAAATATTTACTATACTACAATTAAGGTCAATGGTACGACTGTTATAACATCTGAAATCAAATTAGAAAAAATATAAATAATGAAAAAAAGGCAATACAGAAGTAACCAAGGTAGGTCCCCACAAAAAGAAGAAGAAATATTTAAATTATTTTTTTTCATTAGCAAATTGCTAATTGTGCCTTATGTATTATATTTATTTGTAAAAGAATGTTATGAAAATAGTTAAAGATTCTAACGACCAGTATCACTCGAAAGATTCAATTAGTGCTAGTGGCTTAAAAGAAATATCAAAAAATAGTGTTTACCATTATATAAATAGATTACCATTTGAATCATCCGCAATGGCCCTTGGCACTGCAATACACACCGCACTGTTAGAACCCGATACTTTTTACGACATATATTATCCAATGCCTGAAATAAAAGATGCTAGAACTAAAGAGGGTCGTATTTTAAAAAAAGAAGCTGAACAAAAATCTGAGGGTAAAATATGTTTACCTTTTTACGATTATAAAAAGATTAAAACAATTCTAAAAAATTTTAAAAAAAATAAATTAGCTAGGTCTTATTGTAAGGGTGAGGTTGAATTATCACATTATCTAAAACATGAAAATGTTGATGTTAGGGTTCGACCAGATATTATAAATCATGTGAGTGATTTCATATGTGATGTAAAGACCACACAAGATGCATCACCAAAAGGTTTTAGGTCAAGTATTTATAAATTTAATTATCATTTACAGGCGGCATTTTACATGGACATGCTTGGCATAAAAAATTTTAAGTTTGTTGTATGTGAAACAAATCATCCACACGCTGTAGTTGTTTACACATTAGATGATGACTTAATTGAATTGGGTCGTAAAAAATGGAAACAAGCATTCGTAGATTGGAAAAATTATTTAGAGAATGGTCAAGTGAATTTATACCATAGCGAAACATTTGATGTTGATGGGTCTTATTTAATATCTAACATATGGAAAAATATAGAAAAATAGTAGAACAACATTTTTCTTTAGACATTAGCAAAAGGACTAGGCAATTTCGTTACATTTTTGCTAGGGCATGTTACTTTTATTTATGTAGAAAATATACTACATATTCTTTACATGACATAGGTAAATCCTTAGGACTAAATCATGCAACTGTAATGAATGCAATCAGTAAATTAGATGGCATGATACATAGTCGGCCAATAAACATACAAATGTATAATTCTTTAATTCGTAAATTTAATCCTAATATGGATGATGTAAAACCTAAAATAACATTAAATCAACTTGTTAGGGATTATAATTTCTTGCTTTTAGAGAATGACCAATTGAAAAGTAAAATAGAAGAATTAACCGAACTTATTTACAATTTAGCGGACTTGGATTAATTTTCTTTAATTTTATAAGAAAATTTAATGGTAAATCCATATAGTAAATATTTAGGAAAAGAGGACAAATTGCAAAATAGTGTTATGACATATTTGAAATACAAATACCCTAAAGCATTGTTTAGTCATATAAGTAATGAGGGTAAGCGTACGCCATTCGAAAGATATAAAATGAAATATCTTGGGTCAAAACCTGGGTTGCCTGATGTCATGATTTTTACGCCTAACAAACATTATAATGGTCTAGCTATTGAATTAAAAGTCGGTTATAACAAACCATCCGAAAACCAAAAGAATTGGTTGATGTGGTTAGAAAAAGCTAATTGGAAAGCCATATGGCTCAATGATTTTGACAAATGTATAGACACAATAGATAATTATTTTAAAGATGCAAAGTAATAAAGCGGTGTATTTTGATGAAGAAACACAAAAGGTTCGTTGGACCACATCATGCACATCTAGTTTTAAATTTAATTATAAATATGTTGGCCAAGCTAGTGAGAATGAATTTAATATTTTAATTGATTTATTGTGGCATTTATACGAGGAAAAGAAAATTACATATGATGAGTTTCATAGGATTTATGCAAAACTAAGAATGTTTTGTGATGAGGTGATGGGACTTGTTGATGAGGTATAACATTTATGAAATACAACTTGATAATCAAACCTAGAAAGTTTGATAATTTTACAATAGTGCCTAATAATCTCTTGCGAGATAGAGGTATGTCAATAGGTGCAACAGGTTTATATGCATGGTTGTTTTCACACAAATCAGACCAACAAATTACAATAGAATTTATTTCAGGGCATTTTAAAGAGGGCCGAGATGCTATAAGGTCAAAGATAAATGAACTTATAGATAATGGTTATTTGATTAGGGAAAAGGTATTGGACAAAGGCAAGTTTAAAGGTTATAATTATATATTATCCGAAGTTGGAAAAAACCGATATCGGAAAAAACCGATGTCGGAAAATCCGCCACAAAGTAATACTAATAATAATAATATAAATAATATAAGTAATGCATTGCCACATTTTATTAAATTGTTTGATAGTAAGTACACCCCAAAAAATCAGGTGCAAAAAGATAAATGGGTAAAATGTATAGACCAATGCATTAGGTTAGATGGTTATAGTTTAAAAGAAATATATAAGATTTGCAAGTACATAAGGCAAAATGAATTTTGGTCAAATAATTTCTTAACGCTACTAAAAATTAGAAATACCGATAAAAATGGAATTAAGTTTATTAATAGATTTTATGAGGATTATAAAAAATATAATAAGCCAAATGCCTATAATAAAATTAAAAACCTTATTGAATTTAAAATTTATAATGACATTGATGGCACACAAAAGCTGGGTGCTATAACAACTACTACAAAATTAAATCATTACAATCTAACACAAATTTTAGATGCTAATGAAATAATTGAAATAATGAATTATCTAAAAAATGGAAAACTTAATTAGGAATAGTAATCAGGTGAAACAAGCTATTAATTTCGCTGGGATTGGTGATACAAAGATACACCCAACCGACATTGATGCTGTATTAGAATTTAATAACAAATCACTAATACTATTTGAGGTTAAAAAAATTCGCAACCATTTACCATTAGGACAAAAATTAGTTTTAGAACGATTAGTTGATAGTTGGCATACAAAACAATCAATTGCAATTGTTGTAAAACATAATTTTAGGGATGAGACAATTGATATACCATTAGTCAAATGTTGGGTTAGAAATTACTATGTCAATGGCAATTGGTATTCTTGTAACAAACCATTAAAACCATTTTTAAATAAAATATTAGAAAAATGGAAAATTAAAAAATTAACTTTATAATATAAAAAAATTTTATATATTTAAAAATTATTTATGAATCACACCACAGAACTACAAAACTTAGGTATTGTTATAAAAAGACAATCAGGTAGCACAAAAACTAGGTGTCCAAAATGTAGTCATTTAAGAAAAAATAAAAGAGATTTATGTTTATCTGTAAACATTGATGATGGTCTGTATAATTGTCATAATTGTGGTTGGAATGGCAATGTTAAATTTAAAAAGAAACAAGAATACATAGTTCCTGAAAAAATAAATTTAAACATAACCGATAGAATAATTAAATGGTTTAGCAATAGGGGAATTACAGAACAAACCCTTTTGCATTATAAAATAGGTGAATCATTAGAATTTATGCCACAAGTGAAATCAAATCGTAGGTGTATAAATTTTAATTATTATAGAGATAATGATTTAATAAATGTAAAATTTAGAGATTCCCAAAAGAATTTTAAAATGGTCAGTGGTGCTGAATTAATTTTCTATGGTTTAAATAATATTAGTAATATTGATAGGTGTTACATTGTTGAGGGTGAAATTGATTCATTAAGTTTACATGAATGCGGTATTTCTAATGTTTGTAGTGTTCCAAATGGTGCAAGTAAAGGTAATCAAAGATTAGATTATTTAGATAATTGTTTTGAATATTTTAAAGATAAAAAAGAAATTGTTTTATGCACCGATAATGATGAAGCTGGATTACAATTAAGAAACGAATTAGCTAGGCGTTTAGGTAATTATAGATGTAAATATGTTGATTTTGGTGATTACAAAGATGCTAATGAAGTATTAATAAATTCTGGCAAAGAAGATTTAAGGAACATAGTTCAGAATGGTAAACATTTTCCATTAGAGGGTGTAATCAATATTCATAACATTTGGCAAAATGTTTTGAACTTTAATGAAAATGGTATTAAGAATTATGATATTGGATTGCCAGGTTCATCTGAATTTTTTAAACTATCAATGGGTGAATGGTCGGTTGTTAGTGGCATACCAAATAGTGGTAAATCAGATATTTTAGACCAAGTATTATGTAATTTAAGTATGTCCTATGGTTTTAGATGTGCAATGTTTTCACCTGAATCTTTTCCATATGAAGGGCATATAAAACGAATTGCAAATAAATTGAAACAAAAAAATTGTGATAATGATGATTTAAATGATGTTAAAGATTTTATTGAAGAACATTTTTATTGGATTAAAATTGATTTAGAAAACTTAACATTAAAATCAATATTACAAGCATTTAGAGAATTAGTATTGCAAAAAGGCATTAATGTATGTGTTATAGACCCATATAATATGCTAGACCACTCGGCACAAAGGGACTTCACTTATGTGGGCAAACTATTAAGTGAAATCACACAATTCTGCCAACAAACTAAAACACATTTATTCTTAGTGGCACATCCTAGAAAAATAGAAAGTGAGGGTGGTCAATATAAAAAACCAACATTGTATGATATTTCAGGTAGTGCTGATTTTTTTAACAAAGCATATAATGGCATTATAGCATATAGATGCATTGGACAAAAAACATCTTATGGTTCTGATTCTGTAAAAATTTACATAGAAAAAGTAAAGCGAAAAGAAAATGGACAATTAGGATGTTTTGAAATAGCACCTGACTTTAAAAGTGGTGGTGTTTATAAAGATGTTGCAAGAAGTAATAAATTAGAAATTATAAAAGATAACGACATACCATTTTAATTATAAAAAAATGAATGATTTTGAAAAAATACTATTAGGAATTTTTGTTAAAGAAAATTCAAAAGAATATTTAAAATTTTTAAAACTTGAAAAAGATAAAAAATTTAAAAAAGAATTACTTAAACGATTTTATGTGTATAAAAATATGAAGTTACCAAAAATTGACTCAAAAACTTATAAAAAAATTAAGAATGAGGTAAAAAAAATAAAAATTGAAATTGATAACGACATACCATTTTAATTATGAATCATAAAGAATACAATGAATTAAAAAAACAATTACTAGATAATTGTCAAAAAATAATGAATGAAAAACAACCTGAATACACAAACAATAATCAGGATGTTTTATATAATTTTAAATCTACAGCAAAAAGATTAAAATTAGAACCAATTGAGGTTTGGGGTGTGTTTTTAGACAAGCATATTCAAGCAATATTAAGTCATGCATCTAATCCTAATATGCATCAAGCAGAACCAATTGAATCAAGATATTGTGATGCTATTAATTATTTAATGCTAGGATTTGCATTGCATTTAGAGAATATTAAAAATAAACATACAAAACTTAATTTAACTTATAAGACAATAGAATGAATATTTATTTTAAAGCACAATCATGGTGTCTAAGTAAAGGATTAAAAATATATATAGTACCGATTAAGAACACTAAAAAGTGTTTTATTGAGATTGATAATAATGGTAAAATCCAAAAATCTGCTAAAGAATACAAGAATCAAAGGGAAGCAAGTAGTAAAATATGGGATTTATATAAGCATATATATGATAAAAACCACCTAAATAATAAAAAAAAGTAAAATATTTTTTGTTATTTAAAAAATTCTTTTTATATTTGATGTATATTAATACAAACAAAATAAAAATGAATAAAAAAATTAACTTAATAAAACAAATCCTTCAAGCTGATTACTATGTAGGTAATATAGAAGAAGGTTCACTAACTAATAATTCATTCACTATCTGGACTCAAGGCAAAAAGCATAGTGATTTAATTAATTCTAACAAACTAATAAAAGAAATTAAAAGAGCTTTTTACTTTAGCTTCATTAAAGATGATGGTGCTGTAATCTTAGATATTAAATTAGACCAACAAGAATCTAATTACTTAGCTGAAGAAGTATTCAACAAGAAAGATGCTAACAACTTTGATTTATATAGGTTAGAGTGGAGTGATGATAGAGATTTTAGAAGTGATTTAGAGAAAGAATTTGATAACCTACTAAGTAGTGTTGAATTATCTGCATCCTCGGTTGGCAGATACAAGAAACAATATCTAGGTAGCAATAATGATGATAGATATGTAAAGGCAAACTATTTATTAAAACAAGCTATTGATTTTGTTAAAAAGGCACACAAAGAATTAGTATAATAATTTTGAATACCTGACATCAATTTAGTTTAATTTAATAAACTAATTTATTTTGCAAAACCAAGTCAGGTCAAGGAGTTTGATAAGAAATAGGAGTCAAAAGACACACTAACTTATCATTCTCCTTTTTTTTTGTTTAAATTTGTCAAATGAAAACCGACAAATCCGACACTTTAAGAAAAAAGTTAATTTCTGAGTTAGAAAAAAATAGAGGTTTGATTAGTATATCTTGTAAAAAAGTTGGTGTACATAGGTCAACTTATTATGATTGGTATAACAAATTCCCTGAATTTAAAAAGGCAGCTGATGAGGTCATTGAATTGACTATTGATAATGTTGAAAGTAAATTACATGAAAACATAGATAAGAATTGTAAGGATAGTATTAAATATTTTTTATCATGTAAAGGTAAACATAGAGGTTATGTACAAAGGCAAGAAATCAAACATGATGTCGATACACAAAGCAAACTTATTGAATGGAAGCCAGCAATAGAAAAAGAATAGAACAATTTTGCAATAGACAATTCTACGAAGCATATCATTCAAAGGCCAGATTAAAAATATTTCAGGGGGGTAGTCGTAGTGGCAAAACATATTCCTTAATGCAATATTGTTTATACTTAATTACAACAAGTGAACAACCATTAACAATAAGCATAATTAGAAAAACCCTACCAGCATTAAAAAGGTCTGTTCTAAGGGACTTTCTAAACATATCTAAGGACATTGGTTTGTATTGGGATGGTGTGTTTAATAAATCAGAAAACACATTTACATACAATGGCCATACATTAGAATTTTTTAGTGCTGATGATTCACAAAAGATTAGGGGTTCAGCTAGGGACATAGCATGGCTTAATGAGGGCAATGAATTATTGTTAGAGGAATACAGGCAAATAGCAATGCGAACAAGGCAAAACATTATGATTGATTTTAACCCATCAGACCCAGTGCATTGGATTTATGATTTATGTGATAGAGATGATGCAGAATTATATACATCAACATATAAAGACAATAGATTTTTACCAAAAGAATTAATATTAGAAATAGAACGATTGAGAGATAGAGACCCCGAATATTGGCGTGTGTATGGTGAAGGTCAAAGGGCAGTATTTAGTGAAAGACAAATATTTAGAAATTGGAATTACATACCATATAAAGATTTTCCAGAATTTGATGATTATGTGATTGGCATTGATTTCGGATTTTCTATGGACAATCTTGGTGTTGTAAAAGTTGCAAAACAAAATGATAAATTATTTGTTCATGAATTGTGTTATAGTAAAGGCATGACTAACAGAGACATTGCAAAATTTTTAAAAGAAAAAAAATTAGATAATATAATTTGTTATTGTGATAGTGCCGAACCAAAATCAATAGAAGAATTAAAACAAATGAATATATTAGCCAAACCAGCAATTAAAGGCCAAGGGTCAATTAACGCTGGTATATCATTGCTAAAAGAGTTTGACATTATATGTTCATTAGAATCTAAAAACCTACAAAAAGAACAACAAAGCTATCTATGGGAAGAACTTAAGGATGGCACAATTATTAATAAACCTGTTGATAAAAACAATCACTTAATGGATGCACTTAGATATGCGACTTATTCTAGATATAAAAATAGATACGATTTTTTTGTTGTATAATATAAGAATTTATTATTTTGTATTTTTACAAAAAAATTAGTATTAATGGCATCATTCTTTGACAGATTAAAAAATCTGATAGTAAAAAACACACAACAAACTGCGAAAGAGTACAACCGAGCAATATATAATTATTTAGGTGCAAGTGTAATATATAACACTGAAAATGATGAAAATTATATAAATGAGGGTTATAGAAAAAATGCAACAGTTTATTCTATTATCAATCTTATTAGCAAATGTGCATCTGCGGTTCCAATAAATGTATTTAAAAAAGTTAATGATGCTGAACTAAAAAGATATAAAGCCATGACCAGTGGTTTGATTGATGGCACAATAATACATAAATCCAACATGATTAAAAAACATGCATTGGTTGAATTAGAACACACCGACTTAGATATGCTATTAGAACGACCAAATCCAGCACAATCGTATGCATCTTGGATTAGTGAATTAGTTGCATTCGGTAAATTAACTGGTAACAGATATATTTATGGCATAGGTCCTGACACTGGTGATAACATAGGTAAATATAAAGAGTTGTATGTTATGCCATCACAAATTATGGAAGTTATTAGTGGCGGTATAATGGAACCTGTTAAAGAATACATTGTTGAATATAATGGACAATTTAAAATACCTGCGGACCAAATATGCCATATAAAAGATTTTAACCCATTTTTTGATGGCACTGGTTCACATCTATATGGTCAATCACCATTGAAAGCTGGGTTTAGGGCAATGACAACAAATAATGAAGCGGCACAAACAGGTGTTAAATATTTACAAAATCAAATGGCTAGAGGTGTATTGATGTCGGATGAGGGTGATTTAAATGAAGTACAAGCACAACAATTAAAAGATAAATTTAGAAATACATATCAATCAAGTAATAATGCTGGTGATGTGATAATAACACCAAAAAAATTATCATGGGTAAACTTTGGATTGTCCGCATCAGACCTATCATTGATAGAACAATACAATGCATCAATAAAAGATTTATGTAATATCTTTAATGTGCCAGTGCAACTATTGAACAATACTGATTCTAGCACTTATAACAATCAAAAGGAAGCCAAAAAAGCATTGTATCAAAACGCTGTAATTCCTGAGCTTATTAAAATTAGAGATGAATTGAATAGATGGTTAACACCTAAATTTGGTGATGACTTATTTATTGATTTTGATTTTACTGTAATACCTGAATTGCAAGAAGAGATGGACAAAGTTGTAGCACAAATGTCAAGTTCATGGTGGTTGACACCAAATGAAAAGAGGGCCGCAATGTCATATGCTGAAGAAAAAAATGATGCATTAAATGATTACTTTGTTCCTGTTAATTTACTACCTATTAATGGTAGTGATGTAGATATGCCTGAACCAAACCCAACTGATGATAAGTCATTTTATAAAATTCTAAATAAAGAAAAGATTCCAGCATTTGTTGATGCATATACAACCGAACAAGAAGCTATTGATAGGGCAAGAGAGATGGGTTGGGATGGTCAAGGTGAGGGAAGCCACACACATACTTATGATGGTGAAACAATATACATGCCTTTTGAAACACATGAGGAATATGAAGAAGCATTACAAAATGACAAATATCATTATGGCAAACCACATGATGAGGATGATGAAAAACAAGTTTCAGCCAAAATAGAAAAGGCACTTAAAAAAAAAGTTGAAGACCATAATGCAAGTGTAAGTGCCGCATCTAAGAAAACAAACCTTAGAACATTAAAAGCGGTATTTAAAAGGGGTGTTGGTGCATATAATACAAACCCACAAAGTGTTAGACCTAATGTTAGAAGTGCTGACCAATGGGCATTAGCAAGGGTTAATTCTTTTCTTTATGCATTAAAGAATGGTAAATTTAGAAGTGGAAAACATGATACTGATTTATTACCAAGTGGTCATCCAATGTCATCAAAAAAAGAACAGAAACAAGAAAGTTATGATGACTACCCACAAACAGCAACCAACAATGCAAAGCGTGTAAAAAATTGGATTGACAAATATGGTCGTAATGAAGTAAGGGGAATGACCGAGGTGGGTTTAGCCAGAATGAATCAACTGATTGCTAGAGAAGCATTGTCATTATCAACATTGAAAAGGACTTTTAGTTTTTTATCTAGAACTAAAGGTGGTGGTTATAATAAGATTGACCCTAAGTTTAGTGAGACACCATGGAAGGATAAAGGTTATGTAGCATATTTAGGTTGGGGTGGTGAAGCCATGTTAAGGTATGCCGATAGAAAACTGAACCAGCTAGACAATGACTAATGCAAAAAAACTTCAAAGATTGGAAAAAAGATTATGCTAAGAAATTAGCATTAGAAGAAAATAAAATTACACCAAAGATTCGTAGATTCTACAAAGAGGAATACAACAAAGCTGTTGATTATTATATCGAAACCAATAATATAAATTACGAAAATTATTTTCCTTATAGTTTTTTTCAAAATGTTTATCAAGAATTATTTAAAGATATTGGACTTGGTATTGCAAATTGGTATGCAAAAAACTTTGCTAAGTATGAAAAAAAACTAGATATTGATGAATATAGAAGTATTTGGATTGGTGCATTCTTGGCATATGGTCAAAGAGTTGCAGCTGCCAATGTTGTTGGTGTTAGTGCCACAGCAAAAAAAACTATTATAAGGGTGCTAAGAGAATTATTGAAGGACCCTAATTTTGCAAGTATGGGTGCTAATGAAAAAGCAAGAATATTTAGAAAGCAATTTGATAAGTATTCTAGATTCCAAGCACTACGACTTGTTAGAACAGAATCAACTAGGGCCGCAAACTATGCATTAGAGGTTTCGGCTTTTCAAATTTATCAAGGTAGAAATCTAAAAAAGCAATGGATGACCTCAATGGATGGTCGTGAAAGAGATGCACATGCGGTTGCAAATGGGCAGGTAGTAAATGCAAAAGATAATTTTATTGTTGGTGGTGAATATATGCCAAGACCAGGTGAGGGTTCCGCAAGGAATGTTGTTAATTGTAGATGCTCTTTGTTCTATTTTCCTGATGACACAAACACTACACTTTTTGGATAATTTAAATTTTGTAATTTTACAAAAATTTTAGTTATGGATTTTATTTACAAAGCGGCACCCATGGGTGAACTTTCTGATTTAGATGAAAAGAACTCAATGGTTAAAGGTTATGGTTCATATTTCGATAATATGGATTCGGACAAAGACATCATTAGAAGGGGTGCATATCAAAAGACAATAACCGAAAATGGTTATAGGGTCAAATATTTATATCAACACAACATGATGCAACCTATCGGTAAAATGAGAGAATTGTATGAGGATGAAAAAGGCCTTATGTTTGTTGCTGAGATTCCTAAAACTACTTTAGGAAAAGATGTTATAGAACTAATGAAAGCTGGTGTAATCACCGAAAATTCTGTTGGTATATTGCCAATAGTCAAAGAAGATAAGGGTGATTATAGAGAAATCAAAGAGGTTAAATTGTTTGAAGTGAGTGCTGTTACATTAGCGGCAAATTCGGAAGCAAAAATAACTGATGTCAAAGGTAATATTAACATTGATGATATACATAAAAGATATGATAATCTTTGTAAACTAATTCGTAAAGGGAATATTTCGGATGAGATGGGTTTTGCCATTGAATCTGAATTATACAAACTTAAATCTTTATTCATCAATGCTACTCAGCCAATTGAAGAAATTACTGAGCCAGTGGAAGAAAAGCAAGAGTTTGATGTTTATAAATATTTGTTGAATAATTTAAAATAGATTTTCTAAAAAAATGGAAGAAAATGTTAAAAATCAGCTTGACCAATTAGGAAACATCATAGATGAAAAGATTGAGAAAGCTACTGGACAAGCACTAGAAAGTGCAAATGGTAAGGCAGATGAATCGCTAAAAAGCGAAATCGACAACCTAACCAAAAAATTTAACGAAAGATTTGATTCATTTGAAGTTGAGAACAAAAAAATGTTTGAAAAAAAGAATGAATCTAAAGATTTCAGAACCAACTTAACAAAAGCAATTAGCGAAGGTGCAATTGATTCGTTAAGAAAAGGTAATACAAGTGCTGCTGCATTTGAAATCAAAGCTGACATGACAACTGGTGCTGACTTCACAGGTGAGGTTATACCAGCGGATAGAGTGCCAGGATATTTCTTTGACCCTAACAGACCACAAAACATGAGACAAATCATTCCAAATGGTTCTACTCAAAGTGATGTTGTTAGATTTGTAAAAGAATCAGGATATTCTAATGGTGCTGCTGCAACGAATGAGGGTAGTACGCTATCACAAACAGATTTCGACATGACAGCATCATCTGTTAATGTAGAGAAAATTGGAACATATCTCAGAATTTCTGATGAGATGTTAAATGACACTCCACAATTAACAAGCTATATTTCAAATAGAGTACCAGCGAAATTATTAGAAGTTGAAGATGACCAAATCTTAGGTGGTAATGGTGTTGCACCAAACCTATTAGGTTTATACAACTCAGGTACTAATTTTGATACATCTGCATCAGGTGCATTCTACCAAGCGGTAAACAATGCAAATGAGTTTGATGTATTAGTTGCTGCAATAAATCAGTTGGCACTATCTAACTACAAACCTAATTTTATCTTAATGAATCCAACAGATTTTCATAAGATTCTATTATTAAAAGATAGCCAAAGTAGATACCTTAAAGACCAAGTATATCAAGGATTACAACCATCATTTATGGGAGTGCCTGTTATTATGAACAACGAGGTAAACGCTGATAGCTATTTAGTTGGTGATTTTGCATCATCTTGCCAATTATGGATTAGAGAAAACCTATCGGTTTCATTCCATAGAGAAGATGGCACAAACATCAGAGATGGTTTCGTAACTGTTAGATGTCAAGAGAGATTGGCATTAGCTACTTATACACCACTAGGAATTATAGATGGTTTATTTAGTACTGGTAAAACTGCATTAGAGACACCATAATCGGTTGATTTAATTAAGTTTTAAATGTAAAGAGGGGTGTTTTTCACCCCTTTTTTTATGGGGTAAATTAAAATAAATGTAAAATATATTTTGTTATTTAAAAAATTCTTTATATGTTTGTAGTGTAATTGATTAATAATTACATACGTTCATTAACATATTGAAAAACAATTTAGGAAAACAGGAATGCTATTTGTCTGTAAAAAGACAAGGCATAAGGAGGGTAACTATTCCAGAATTTTGAGGGTAAAACATAAAAGTAGATAAAACTATTAATAGTGTGTTTGAGAGTAAATAACTTGGTAAGGTTCTGTTACTGATATAAGTATTGTATTGTTCTAGCTTAAAAAGTGTGATAGTGGACTTAAAATCCATCTGGTAGGCATACTGGGTACTTTACGAATTGAAACTGACTGTGATTGCTGGTGTTGAAATTACACCTTAAAAGATTGAGATATAACCACATTGACACAAAAGCCGAGAGGTAATATTAGTGGGAGTTTAAAATTGAGGGTTGAAACCTCATAGTAATAATAAAGATGTTCCTGAAAAATGGGCGGTCAAAATCTTATTATTGGACTGGAAAATCAGAGGCTACTAAATTGTTTTTTTTAAAATATTAAACGAGTAGTTGTGCCTTCATACTAAAAGCTAAGTGCTGAAGGTGGTGTGAGAACCTTAAAGTGTTTATTCGTTGGTGAGGGGTTGCAAACCCAATATTCTGACAGAACCACTATCCAATACGAACCCCATTCTATTTTCCGAGTGGGGTTTGACAATAAAGAATGTCGTTAGCGAGGGGGACATTCCTAACAGGCGTAAATGGGGACATTTACATATCCACCTGAATAAAAAACCTTATAAGTGGTCTAGGGGTCTAGATTAAACGAGTAATCAACTCTACATTTGTAAGGTTTTTTTTATATCTGTAAACTAAAAAAATATTAATTATTTTAAAATTTATTTTGGTATTAAAAAAAAAGTTTATATATTAGCCATATAAACAAACAAAATAAAATTATGATAGAAACTACACACATACAGAATTTTGAATTTTATCACACAGACATTGTAGTTGAATATAAATTCATAGAATCAGAACTGGATTATTTTTCTGGCACTGGACAAAAAGAAGATGTTGAAATTAATGCAGTGTATGTTGACAATGTTGACATTACTAGATTAATGGAAGTTCATTCTAATGAACTTGAAAGAATAGTATTAGATAATCATTTAGGCAATTTATAATTATGGCGGCAAGAGAAACATTTAATCACAACATAAAAAGAAAGCGACAATTAAGAAAAATTAATCATCCAGCAATGGCAAAAGATTGGGATGATGTTGATAGAGAGGAACGACAAAGGCGTTTGCGAAATTGGAAAATAAATATTAACTTAAATAAGAATAGTAATGAGGTGAGATAATTTTTCATGGGGTTTTTTATTTTGTTTGAAGTGGGTATGAAATATGCCCACTTTTTTTTTTGTATCTTTTGAATGTGAACCACAACGAAAAAGGGTGTTATGCTGAATATAAATTTGCCGCATCTGCAATAAAAAAAGGTTTTAATGTTTCGTTCCCTATTTTAGATTCAAGTGTTTATGATTGCATATTAGAAAAAGATTACAAAATATTTAAAATACAAATAAAGTTTCTTGGCAAGGATAGGTATAAACACAACAACTCAATGCAGCTGACACTTAGAAGGCAAGGTTCGCCAACTTATGATTTAAATGATGTTGATTTTTTTGCAATATGGTGTGAGCAAAACAAAGGTTTCTATATAATTAAAAATGAAGGGCAAAGGACTTTGAAATTATATATACATGGAAAGTATAAAAATAATTTTAATAACTTTGCATTGATTTCATAAATAGTTTGGAGTGTCATAGGGTAAATCTTTGTGGCACTTTTTTTTTATCTTTACATAAAATTTATATTATGAAAATGAAATTATTAATGCCAATAGTTAAAGATGGCAAAGAAATAGAAGCTGGTCATGTCGTTGATGTTCCTGAACACAATGCACCCAAATGGGTTAGTAGAGGTTGGGGTGAACCAGTGGCAAAAAAAATACAAAAAATTAAAAAAGAAACAAAAGAATTGAAAGTAGATTCTAAAGAAATTAAGTAATGAGACAAATTAAAATCAATTCAACAACTGGTTCTGAAATAGTAACAACATCTGATTTTAAAAGTTATGCAAGAATAAATTATACAGATGATGATAGCATGATTGCTAAAATATTAGTAAAAGCTAGAATTTGGTGCGAAAACTATATATCAAGAGACATAGTGGCAAAAAATAGAACTTATTATTTAGATAGCACACAAGGTGTTTTTGATTTGCCTTTTGGTCCTGTTGCTAGTATTTCATCTGTTACTATTGATGGTGTTGCTAATACTGATTTTACGACACCAGGTTTAGACAATGAAACTGTTGACATTGATGGTCCTGGGGACAAAGTTAAAGTAACATACATCACAAGTGGATTGGATGATAATTTATTAGAACAAGCAATTCTACAATTAGCATCTACTTATTATGATTTTAGACACGACTTTGAAGTTGGTAAGGCGGTAAACATAATCCCCACATCTGTAAAAGATATACTAAACTCTTATAAAAATATGTTTATATGAACCCAGGAATGATGCGAAATAAAGTAGTGTTTTTTACACCTTCAAAATCTGCTGATGGTTATGGTGGTTTTACAAGTAGTGGTAATTCAACATCTGCAACATTCTTTGCCCATGCAGTAGAAAAAAGCGGTAACATTGAAACAAAAGATGGCAAACAAAACTATTATAGAGAAATACAAATAACTTTTCGTAGAGATGCATTTGGCACTGGTAGTGCTATTGGAAAAAAGTTTACAGTGGATGGTGCTGGTTTCTACAAAGTAAATAATTATTTTAACATTTTACATAATGATGAGTACACTACAATTGTAGGTACTTTAGAACCATAATGGCACAATTCAATATTCATGTAAATAAAAAGGATGTAAATAAATTTAACAGAACAATGTTTGTTCTTAAAACATTTGCAAAAAAAGATTTTATAAAATCGGCACAAGACACAGCTAGTAATATTGTTTTCTTAGCTAAGAATAGAGTGCCTGTTGACACTGGTGCATTAAGACAATCAATATCGGTTGGTGGTGATAAAATAGGTGGTGAATTGTTTAGTGTTTTTGTTGATGCTAGTATGGATTACGCTGGTTATGTTGAGTTCGGCACACAAAGACAAAGACCGCAACCATATTTTTTCAATTCAGTTAGGGATGGTATAAAAAATTTTAATAGAGATATAAAACTTAAATTAAAAAAGATTAGTACAAGATGAGGGAAGCAATACATCATATACGAGCAAAAATTTATACAGCACTTAATGGTAATGTTACTTTAAATAGTGCCACAGTGCCAGTGTTTAATAGAGTGCCAATGGATGCCACATACCCATACATTTGGATATATTCATTAAGCACTAATGAGGTTGACCAAAATGCTGAAAAGTTTAACATGGAGTGTGTTACAAGAATTGAATGTGTTACAAGATTTGGAGTTGATGTTGGTGGTGATTTAGATGCCAACCTATTAGTAAATAGTGTTGTATCTTTGCTAAGAACTAGAAGTTCTGGGTATTTTAATTTAAGTGCTAGTAATTTTTCAGTTTACACATCAACTGTTGAAAGCATAAATTATATACAAGAAGATGAAAAGGACCATACCTATTTTAGAGGTATTATAGAATTATCAAATAGAGTTGAACAAGTTAGTTAATGATACAAATGAATGACATAAAATTATATTTAATAAACTCAACAGTTTTTGCTATTTCAATGTCTGATACAATTGTTGATTTACTCAGAATAACACTTTTAGTTGTAACAATAATATATACAATATTAAAAATTAGAAAAATCTATGGCAAAAAAAATTAGTGAGGAAACCGAAGTCAAATTGGATTTAAAAACCATAGGAATCATCATTGCTGGGACAATATCACTTGCCAGTATGTGGTTTACATTGCAAGGGGATATTCAAGAATTAAATAATAAGATTGAAGATTTTAGTGGTGAGGAATTTGTGCAAAAAATGGAGTTCAAATTAAAGGATGAATTAATTCGTTCGAATGTTATTCAAATAGAAAAATCAACCGAGGTATTAAAAGAAGATATTTTAGACAATAAACAGTCAATTAAAGAATTAGAAGATAAAGTTTATAGAAGATGAAACATTTAATTTTTGTAATATTTGTTTTGTTTGTATCGGCAATAACCAATGCACAAGACATGACATTACTTCACATAAATTCAAAATGGAACTCTGAAAATGATTACAAATATTTACGACAACTCAAAGGTGTCGAAGTATTAAAAGTAAAATTAGAGGACCAACCACCCGCAATTAAGAATCAAATAAAATCAGTGCCGACAATTATTTTATATGACAATAGAACCCAAAAGCCAAAAGGTCAATGGGCGGCTGACTTATCATTTAAACTTGAAGTTGCACCTGAAAAAATCCAAGAATGGATTAACAGGTCTAAGATGCAAGTTACAAGAAGGTCGAGTACAAATTAATAGATTATGATTAGTAAACATATTTCTGAAAAAGAAGCTACTAAAAGCGTTACAGCTTTAAGATTAGGCATTGACAATACGCCTAATGGTGATGCAATAGCAAATATGAAGCAATTAGCGGAAAAAGTATTTGAACCCCTTAGAGAATGGGTTGGTGGTCCAATAAAAATAAATTCTTTTTATAGGTCATCAGCTTTGAATGAAGCTATTGGGGGAAGTACAAAATCTCAGCATTGTTGTAAAGGTGGTGCTGCTGCAATAGATATTGATGATATTTATGGTTATAAAACTAATGCTGAAATGTTTGAATGGATAAAAGATAATTTAGATTTTGACCAAATGATTTGGGAATTTGGCAATGAGGATAATCCAGATTGGGTCCATATAAGTTTTGTAAGCAAGGACAAAAATCGCAACAGGATTTTAAAAGCAGTTAGGGATGATGGCAAAACAAAATACATTGATATAACAAATGCATAATGGAGTTTGCAATAATAAATAGAGTATATGATGGACCATTATTCGGTTTTACATATTTTCCATTAGATGATAGTAATAATTATAGTGAATTAAATTTATATTTGATATTTATTGTGTTACATATTAAAGTTTATAACAAATGAGTAAAAAGAAACCTTTTAAATCTACAACAGTAGGCAAATTACTATTTGGTGCTGCAAGTATTGTTTCACCACAATTAGGTGCTGTGTTAAATGGTGTTACAAGCCCTAAAGATGCAATAGCTGAAATAACAAAAGCTAAGATACCTAATGAAGATAAAATAAAACTACAACAATTAATTTATGAACAGCAAAATAAAGAGATGGAAGAAATTTCTAATAGATGGGTTGCTGATGCAAACAGTGATTCATGGCTTAGTAAGAATGTTCGCCCTCTTGTTCTTGTTTGGTGTATAGTTGTTTTTAGTTTCGCAGGTCTTTTAGATAGTATTGAAAATGTTCCTTTTCATATAGGTGAATTATGGAATGACACTTTTGAAAAAGTAATGATGGCAGTTGTTCTAGCATATTTCGGTGGCAGAACAACCGAGAAAGCAACATCAATGTTTAAAAAATAATGGAATCTTTAAAACATATATTGGGTATCTGTGGTGAATCACACATCAATTTATATGATATATTTTTATTTTTATTTTTTGCATATATGTGTGGGTGCTTTATATATTATATAACAAAGAATGGCTAAAAGGGCTGGTTATATACATACCTACAAAACAAAAAAGAAAAGACCAGGTGTTCATTCTAAGAATGCAAGTCGCAATCAAAATGGTTACAAAAAAAAGTATATAGGTCAGGGAAAAACAAACTAACCTATATTTAGTATTTTTGTAATAAATTATAAATATGGGGACTACTTATACTGGGCAAAAAGTTCAAGACACTTATCAATCAATAATTAAAGTCAGTGATAATTCAAATCTAACTGGCACTGCAAAATTGCTTAGTGATGGTTTCGGTAACGACACAGTATTATTTTTATCAACATCTAAATTAGGAATTGGTGTTACACCTACATTCCAATTTCAAACAAGCGGAACAGCAAAAATAGGTTCACATCTTACTGTAGGTGGTAATCTAACTGTAAATGGTACTACAACAATAGTAGATTCAACTGTAATTGCAATAGGTGATAATATGATGGAATTAGCTAAAGACAATGTGGCTAATACTATGGATATAGGTTGGTATGGCACAATAAATTCTAGTGGAGAAAAATATGTTGGAATGTTTTATGATGCCAGTAGTGGTGTAGCAACGCCCACATTTAGGATTGGTTTAGGAACATCAGAGCCATCTTCTACAGCAACATGGACTACAAAGGGTAAATTAATTATTGGTGCATTAGATGCAACCACAGGTGTTTTTAGTGGTCAGGTAACAATACCAGCCACACCAGTTGCAAGCACAGATGCGGCAAGTAAAGGTTATGTTGATGCACAAATAACAGCTCAAGATTTAGATATTGCAGGTGATAGTGGCACAGGTGCAGTTGATTTAGATTCACAAACATTTACTATTTCAGGTGGTACTAATGTAACAACATCTGTAAGTGGTCAAACAGTTACAATAAATTCAACTGGTAGTATAGATGGTAGCGGAACCGCTAATGATGTAGTGATGTGGCAAGATAGTAACACACTAACTGATGCACCTATAGCAATTAGTGGCAATAATTCTACATTCGCTGGTAATATAAGTGTAGAAACAAGTGTGAATGTTGAAGCTAGTAGTGGTTATGGTTTTATTGAGGTTGGTGGCCCAAGTGGTGGATTTATAGATTTGAAAAAACCATTTAGTGATGACTATGATTTAAGATTAATCACCGATACAGATAGCCAAATAACTGCCGCTGGAACACTTAAAATAAATGCTGGTAACACAATCACCCTAACACTTGATGGTTCAACTCAGGATGCAACCTTTGCTGGTTTAATAACAGCTACTAAAACACAAGATGCACAGTCATTGTTTAGATTTATCAATGCTAGTACTGGCACATCTGCAACAAGTAGGGTAGTTGCTGAAGCGAATGCTGGTTCAGTGCAACTTATTGCGGCTGGTTCAAACTATGCTGGTGTAAGTGGTGCATGGCAAGATGCTGGTGTTGTTTGCACATCTTCAATGTCAGGTGGATTAATTTTAGCATCAGATAATGGGGTTGCAATAAATGCTAATGGTGGCACAAGAGCTTTGACAATATCTGCATCTGACCAAAGTGCAACTTTTGCAGGCACAATAAAACAAACTGGTAAAACATTAACTATTGAGGCAAATGACCCTGAGATTATTTTAAAAGACACAGATGAGGGTACAGATGATAAAGTATTTAGAATTATAAATGTATCTGAAGAATTAAGGTTTACAGCAAGAAATGATAATAATGATGCTAATGCAGATGGCGGGGATGTTTTAAAAATTACAAGGTCAGGAAATTCAACTTTTGCTGGCACTATATCATCAGGTGCTATAACATCAAGTGCTAGTGTTGTTGCAAGTGGTAATTCAAATAGTTTTGGTAATACTACAACAGCAGCATTATCAGCCACATCAGGTACTTTCTCTGCAAGTGTTACAGCATCAGGTAATTCTAATAGCTTTGGGATAACAACTTTTACAGGTCCAGTTACAGGAACAAGTTTTTCGGCAACAGGTGGATTTTTAAATGGCTCAAATGGTGGTATAAGAATACATACATCAGGTACTAAATTCTTTAATGTTACAGCAGCAAATGCAGCAAGAGATAATATAATGGATGTTGGTGCATCAGATGCAAGATTTAAAGATGCTTATTTTGGTGGTGATGTAAATGCAAGTTCATTCATAAAATCAGGCGGAACATCATCACAGTTTCTAATGGCTGATGGTAGTGTAAGTACAGGAACAGGTATTGATGGTAGCGGTACTGCAAATGATATTGTAATGTGGCAAGATTCAGATACATTAACAGATGCACCTATTGCTATTTCTGGTAACAATGCAACTTTTGCAGGTAATGTAGATTTAGTCAATAGCACAGCAACAAGTTTATCACAGATTACATTATCTGAAGATTCAGCAAATAATAAATTGTTTAGATTACATTATATAAATAGTTCTTTTAGTGGTGCTAGTGGTACAAACATAGCTGCAAGTGGATTATTAGTTGCTGGTGGCGGTGCAACAGGTGGTATGGTTTTAAGGACTGATGCAGCAGCACCTATTATTTTTGCTACAAATGGTCAAAATAACGAAAAAATGCGTATAACATCAAGTGCTGAAGGACACATTGAATTGTCTGGTACTGCACCTGTGATAAAAGCAACAGCAAGTAATGGTAGTTCTGGATTAAGAATAAATATATCTAGTCAATCAGGTGGTCAATTATTTAGAGTACAAGAGAATGGCTCAACTCTTTTTCAAATTAATGATGGTGGTTCGGTAGGAATCGGAACAACTTCGCCTTCACAGAAACTTGATGTAGCAGGAATAGGGCAGTTTGCAGGTGCTATTAGAATTACTGAAACTGGAACAAGTCAAAATATATTAATTGGTAATCAAGATAGTGGTGGCACAAACACACCTGCTATGATTAATGGTGTAAATGGTGTATTAAGATTTGGTAGAGGTAATAGCTGGAGTGGTGAAGGTGGTACATTTACAGAGGTAATGCGAGTATCAACAAACAACAATGTAGGAATCGGCACAACATCACCTGCTCGACCTTTATCAGTTAACTCAAGCCAAATAAGTGCAAGATTTACCTCTAGTTCAGCAGATTCGCAAATTGAAATTATAGACAATAGCGGAACTGTTGTTTTTGGTAGTTCATCAGGTAATGCAATAATTCAAGCAGGTAATGCAGAAAGAATCCGAGTTGGTTCCAATGGGTATGTTGGTATGGGTATTGTAAACACTAATAATCAAAGATTGACTTTAGCCGAAGCTGATTCTAATGGTTCACATATCAAAATGAACAATAGTAGAAGTGGTGGTGGTTTCTTTATTATGGGTGTTGGTGATAGTGCATCTAACTCAAGCATAGTACCACCAGGTGGTTTATTCTTTTATAATGGTGCAACAAGAATGGTGATTAATAGTTCTGGAAAAGTAGGAATCGGTTTAACAGGTCCTGCCCACTTATTGCATGTACAAGGAGATGCTACTGATGGAGTATTGGTGGTGTCAAGAACATCTAATACAGACCAAAAACTGTTTTTAAGAGGTGGTGCTGGTTCTGGTGAAGGAAGGGTAGCATCAAATTATCATTTAGAATTAAAATCAGGACTTAGCGGTAGCAACGCATATGACTTATCACTAAGCACTTCTAATGGTGTAGCTTTAAGAGTGGATGCTACTAATAATAATGTAGGAATCGGAACAACTTCCCCTGGGGCTAAATTAGATGTAGGTGGGGACCTAAGAGTTGGTAATGTTCCTTCTAATAGTAGTACTACAAATTTTGAAACAAAATTAAGAGTAAAAGGTAAAAATAATTATTCTGATGGTACAAATTTCTTTGGTGATTATGGTCAAATAATATTAGATGCTAATAGTAATATGACTGGCAGTGCTAGAAAATTTATGATTACTAATGCTTTAGATAATAATAAATTTGCAATTATTCGTTCTGTTGATGCTAATACAGACCCAGTAACAGATTCAACTGCATCTGGAGTAAACAGTGGAACTGCTGATTTTGTTATTAATAATTCAGGTAAAATAGGAATTGGAACTACTTCGCCTGCATCTAAATTAGAAATTTTTGGTGGTGGTAATACATTAAGAATGGATAGTGCTGGGAATACTGCTAAAACATTTTTGATGAGGAATGTTAATACAGCAACCGCAGAAATAAAAACTGATGGTAATCTTGATATAAACATAGAAGATGCTAATAGAACAATGCGATTCTTAAATGGTAATACAGAAAGAATGCGAATACAATCGGATGGTAAAATTGCGATAGGAACAACAGCAGCTACCGCTAACTTAGAAGTTGGTGGTGCTAATTCAACACTCAGAGTTGGACCAAGATACCCAAGTGGTGGTGATAGAGATTTTGTTGATTTGATTGCTAATGGAACTGATAGTAAAGTATTATCAAACAATGAAAGATTTCATATAGAAAATAATTCTGGACATATAATTATTAACCCTTCATCTAATGTCGGAATCGGAACAACTTCGCCAAGTACAAAACTTCATATTGCATCCTCTGCAAGTAGCAATTTAGTGTTAAAACTAGA